AAGAACTTTCTCTCCTGCATTATCTTTGACAGCATAAGCACCCTCTCTACTTCCTTCCTCAGTAAGCAGCCACATTATTCTACCTCACAAGCCCGTCTATAGATGTCTGTAATAATACCTTTCACTCTGCTTTTGTCAAGAGAAATATCAGATTCATCCACAAATCTATTTAACAGACTAATAGTATTTTCATCTTCTTTATCTTTAAAATCTTCTCCTACAATATATCCATTATTCCAATCAGCACTTTCTATAATTTTTAATTCTTCAACACCAACAGCATGGAGTTTATCAACAAACTTTTCAAAGTCTTTTGGTTTACTTTTTCTCCTAACGATAAGTTTAACAATCTTACCAGTATAAGGACTAGCATCAAAGATCTGATAAGGAGTATCCTCATAATAAATCTTATAGAACATTCTATGTGGATTATTAATAGGAGTATGTTCTAAAGTATCACTATCCCAAATAGTAAATCCTCTAGCATCATCACAATCATTCCAGAACATCTCATAAGGATTACCTAGATAGAAAACTTTTCCATCATTAGACCTATGGTGATAGTGTCCACTATAAACTCTATCAAATTTTTGGAATTGATCTGCTGTACCACTACAACCATTCTCTTGTGTGAATCCTTTATATACTTGATAACCAGTTAGTTCTAAATGTGCAAAGCATACCTTAGACTTAGTTGACTTTATCTTTCTTTTTATCTTCGCTCTATTCTCATCATTTATCCATCCTAGAAAAAGACATTTTGTGTCACCAATCGTATATTCCGCATGGTCTCTGACGAGAACCATATTAGAATATTCTCGTAGTAATAAATCAATTGTATTGACTGAGTTATTGTTTTTGAAATAGGCAGTGTGATTTCCCACGATAGTGTACACAGTAATCCCCATATCACGGAGCCTATCGAAGTAATTCGTTTTAGCCCATTCCAAAGACCATAGATCAATCGACCTACGATTATCGAAAGTATCCCCCATATCGATGAGGGTCGTGATGCCTTCCCTTTCCAATGTGGGGAAAAAGATGTCTTCATAAAATTTTTTAAAATAGTCGTGAAATAATCGACTGCCCTTCCTCATACCGAAGTGCTGGTCTGTGATAACTGCTACCTTCATACTAGGTCGTCAATAGTAAATAGTCTACGGAGTTCAAGGTTTGCTGTTGCCAATGCTTCAATAGCACCTTCCTGCCTATCTACGACAGTTACAACACGCTCAACGATATAACCAGCATCACGAAGTTTTTCTGCTGCTTTAACAGCAGATGCACCTGTTGTAGTTACATCTTCTAATACAGTTACCTTAGTTCCTTCTGGATACTTTGGTCCCTCTATCCATGCTTCTGTACCATGTCCCTTAGGTTCTTTACGAACTATAAGAGCATCTATAAGTCCACCGTCTAAAGCAGAACAAACTGCAACACCTGCCACTAAAGGATCAGCACCAAGAGTTAGACCTGCCACTACTGGAGTTTCTACATGTTCAAGTAACATCATAGCAGTAAGAGTCAACCCACGCCCAGTTAGTGTGACAGGTTTACAATTGACATAATGCTCTGACTTCTTACCTGACGAAAGAGTGTAATCACCTTTCTTATAACAATCTTCCTTAAGAAGCTTCTTAATTTCTTCTTTCATTTTTTTGTAGTGTTGCTCCGTGTTCTATTAATTATACTTATAAACTTGTCACCTGCAAATGTACCACCTAGACATACATCAATCTCATCTCCATCCACCCAATTCATATCACCATTCATCTTGGTATGAAGCATAGCTTCCTGAATCTTATCAATTACCTCTTGTGTTAATTTCATTTAATCCTCCTAGGTACTTGGATAGTCCATGCTGAAGATACAAGATCTACCATTTCAAATTGTTTTTTATTCTTTTCAATATCATTCAACATTTTTTCACGACCAGGTTCAGGTTGAATCTCTCCATAATGATTTTCTTTTATACCCAAATATTCTAAGATAGAATCATCTATCATCTGATAAAGAGTATCCCATGTTAAAGTTTCTCTTAACTTAACTGCAATGCGATCAATGTCACCTCCATCTAAGTACTCACCCTTATTAATCTTGTCTGAGTAATCATCATACTGAGAAATAAGTTTCGCTCTGATCTCTACCAACTCATTAAGATTGATAGTAATCTTCACATCATCATAAATTGCCATGTTACCTATTAGAGTTACGGTACTGTATGTTATCCTTAATAGTATTATAATCAGAAGATGATCCACCTGCACCCTCTTCTACGACCATGACCTGTTCAAATCCAGTGCGTTCTATAATCTTAGTCTTTATCTCCAACTGCTTCTTCTCCTTCTGTATGCGTCTCAGGAAGGCATAGTATATAATCTGGGTAAAGTATGCAAAAGGATTGTTTGACTTAGCAGGATCGAAGTTATGTATGTACTGTACACAATTCTCGATACCGTCCCCGATCATATCCTCTCTGAACATATAGTTAACAAAGTTAGGTTTATATGACAAATGGGTTGCGATCTTTAAAAAACACTCTCCAAGATAGTTACTAATAGGAGGTGGAGTTGTACCCTTCTCCTTTGCAATAGCAACCTTCTTCCTATAGACAACCATTGCCTCTAGGAGTTCTTTATTGTTTACATAATGATCGGATCTTTTTCTAGGCATTTGATCTCCTTTCTGTAGGTATTATAACACAGCTTGACACAAGTAGCAATTCCATGTACAATTACCCTTGTGAGGGTTCAGGGAAATAATATATTATACTGTAGTAGTTATACCAATTATATTAGAGGTAAATAATTTCTCTAAAGAAATTCTAGCAGATTCAACATCACCCCTATATCCCATCTTTTCACTAAGTTTAATTTTATGAGTTTCTTTTGTTTTTCTTTGCCAATTATAATGGTTATATGCATTGATCATTTCATGATCATTTTCTAATTCTGTAAAAGTAATAATTTTATCAAACCCAATCTTATAGTCATCTTCATTGGGGATTGTTATCCAAGGTATTAATCTAACTAAAGTATTAGTTCCTCTATGAGTTAATTCAACTTTTAATGGGGACTTTAAAAGAAAAGTAGGCTCTATTCCAGTCTCGTCAATTTCAGTGACGGCAACTATTTCTTCACCAGATACTAATTTAAAAACAAAGTATGATTCAATCATTTTTTCTTCCTCAACGATACCTTAACAAGATCATAATTAAAATTTTCTTCATTATAAATTTTAATTCTTTCAACTAAATGATTCAATGTATAATTTCTTTTCGTTTCAGTCGAGCAATCATCTGCTATATCATACAGAGTTGCCTTAAATTTATTAGATCCTTTTCTAAGAACCCTTCCAATACTCTGAAGATTTCTGATTCTCGATTTAGACGGTGATGCAAAAATTACATTATGTAAATTTTTGATATTGATACCAGTAGAGAATGTTCCATAGGATGCAACGATTATAGCGTTGTTTTCCTTCTCGGTTATTTCACGAGTCAGTTCTCTATTCTCAACATCAACTCCACCGTGGATAAAGAATATTTTACGATCATCATTATTATTTATCATATTGTAAAGAATCTCACCGTGGGTTTCTACTCTAGAATATAAAATTAAAGTATTACCTTTTAAATCTAACGCCAAATTTTTAATAAATTTATTTCTTTGTTCATGACTAATAAGATATTGTATTTCATCTTCATAAGTATCAAATCCTATTTCAGGATGTTGTAATAAAATAATCTTAGCATTTAATTTTGCAAGATATCCTTTCTCCATTAACTCATGAGTCTTAATCGTCTTATAAGATGGACCAAACAATCCTTCTAACACTAACTTGTGTGTTTGTGTACCATCCAGTGTACCAGTAAAACCATAACGATACTTTGCTACATGCAACTTAGTCATAATTTTTACGAGCGATGCCGACTTAAATTGATGTGCTTCATCACCTACTACAACTTGAAATCTTTCAAAATATACTTTGGGTAGTTTATAGATAGATTGCCAAGTAGTAATGACAACGGGACAATCAGTTTCCTTTTCTCTACCTGCATATATCTT